TAATTCTTGCACTTCAATAATAAATCAAGTATACTACTATTATATTATCGAAATACACTTTATTCTTTTGAAGCTACATGATCTGCAAATCATATATGTAGCTTCTTTTATTTTATAGTCTGTACCATAATTATACAAGTTTTTCGACAAAATATATTTAAAATCAACAAAATAAAAAAGGCAGCAAGCAAGGATTTCTCCCCTCCCACTGCCTTTTTTATAAGTATAGTACTATTAATAAGTATAACCAATTATTTATTTAAAATATACTCCCAACAAGCAGGACCTAATCGGCTATCATTTTTATAACCTAATTTAGCATTTAGATTTATAACAGCTTGATAGAAGCTATTCTTCCCTTTTGATGGTCCATATTCTCCATCTATAGGTCCATTATATAATCCTAATGCTTTCATGGCACTTTGTGCTAAAAATACATAAGTACCACTATCTCCAAAATTTAATACGTTCTTCTTACATTCCTTTAACAATTTTCCTTCCTCCTTAATTTGTGGTTTTTCTTGAGTTGGTTTATTGGTAGAAATTTCTCTTCCTAATACACCTTCAACTATTGCTTTTGCTATAGCTTTATATCCTACGCTTAAATACTTATCTGCATCTTCTGTATCAACAAAGCACACCTCTACAAGCATAGCTTTCGCTTTTGTTTTTCTTATTACATAAAGACCAGTACCAGCTTTAACTCCTCTATTCCTAAAACCTAACTTTTCTATGTTTTTACATACATCTATAGCATCTTGATATTGTCTACCTTCATAGGTATAAACCTCAACGCCTTTTCCACCACCTGCATTAAAGTGAATTGCTATAAACCAATCTAAATCTTGCCTATTAGCTTGCTTTACTATTAAATCTAATGATTCAGAAGTTGAGTTTGCATAATCTATTGTACAATTTATAACCCCTTCTCCTTGATCCTTTAGTAACCTTCTTACTTCGTTTCCTACTAATCTTGTATGCTCACTTTCTTTTATTTTTCCTACTGCTCCACTTCCTGGACCTGTTTTGGTATGTCCATCATTAACGCCATATACTGCCATTATAAAACCTTCTTTCTTTTTAAATCTTAATTATAAAAAGAGTAGACTATTTGACTACTCTTGCTTTAACTCCTTCTTTTCTCCTTCCTTAAGTTGTGCTAATGCATCCTTTAATTTTTCTGGTATTGGTAATCCTAAACCAGCACAATTTTCTAATAAGCTTATACCCTCGTTAGCAATATAAAAATAGCATACTAATGTTCTAAATACCCAGTTACCAGTATTCAATAGTCTATCTAATAACACGGCTACAATAAGAACCACAAAGATAACGGCTTTTCTGGCTATCCCTTTAAGCCCAACATTACTAGATACCTCTTTATTAAGGTAGGCTCTTAACAATCCTGTGATGTAATCTAATACTATAAAGAATATAAGTACCATTAAAGCTGTATCCCAACTTCCAAACAACCAGGTAAACATTGTGCCTATAAAGGCAACTCCCATTTTAATACTGTTAAAAATTCTTTCCATCTTTCTTTACCTCTTTTCTTCTTTATTTTTATATACAAAAATAGAAGTTATAAAACTCCTCTTTCATGTAAAATTTCTTTAACTTTGTTTATATATTTATCCGGTACTTTTTTAATACCATTATCACCATCAAGACTTCTTTCTCCAGCTTCTACTAAATCCGCATATATTTCAGCCATTATAATAAACCTCCTTCTACTATTTCAGCTAAAGCTAATTTAATATCTAGTAATTCTTTTGATACTTTTGGATTATCTTTATCACTTTCAGTAACAGGAACAAAAGATTTTAACGTTTCATCATACCTCATATTGTGATTAGTAACCACATCATCTTTATCCACTATTAACTCTAAATAATTAGGAAACATTTCTTGTAAAGGCTTGAAGCCTCCTTCTTGAAAAATTATTTTTTCAACTAAATTATTAGTTAACTTATTTATTAATACATATCTCATAATACACCTCTAATAATACTCTATTAATGCTGTTAAGTTATCACACACATTAGTAGCATGGTCAAGATATACCATAAGAGTGTTAAGTTCTCCTATATATAGTTTAGAAGCACCATCACACCTTCTTGAACCTATACTTTCTCTATAAGTGTTAAATACACTAACTTCATAAAGCCATACAGAACCATCAGGCTTAATCTTTGTAAAGTCAAAAACATATTTAGCTTCTTGACTCATAGTCCAGCCATCTGTCCATTTACCGTTTATAGCATAATGCCAAGAATCTGTACCCATTTTGTTGCTAGTCATAAAAGATACTTTTACACCATTCTTTAATTTAGTTTTATCAAAAATAACTGTTCCTGACTTTACATTTCCTAAAAATCTAATTTCTCTATTTGCTTCAGGGATTGCTCCTATTTCTACTGGAGTTGGTTTATTTCCTTCATGGTATATCTTTCTCCAAGGATTCCAAGTTGTTCCTATACCTGCTCTAAATTTTAATTGTTCAGAAACTGCAGTAGATGAAGGATTAGATAATTGCCAAGCACAATATCCATCACTCCAGCCTTTTATAGTTACTCCACTTCTCCAACCATCTCCATATTGATTATTAAAAAATGTAGTTATAGCCCTATCTGTACAATCATTAGGAGTAGGATTTGTATTTCTAACATCAGAGACCGATATTGAAGGATGTGAATGGCTTGATGAAGCTGCACCTATATCCGCTGGTGTTGGTTTTCTTCCAGTATGATAAACATTGTTACCACCTACTTGTACATTTGTAGCATTTAAAGTTCCTGCAATATTAGCATTTCCTTTAATCTTTAATGAATTACTACTATCAGCAGCAACACCATTAACCCCTACCCCATATTTATTTATAAACATAATAGGTAGATTAGCACTAATCTTGATAGTTGTTACTTTATTAGTTGCCATATACCCAGTATCATCATTATAAGTAACTTTTAAGTCATAAGTATTTGCATCAGTTAATCCAGTTAATTTAAGAGTTTGTGAAGTTTGAGCTACTGATAGATTACCACTAGATATTACTGGAGTTGTTGTACCAGATTTATAAACTGCCCATGTTCCTTTAGTATTAATATTAGGAATAGATGAATTTGATTTTATAGTAACTATTACATCTGCAGTAGTTGCTGCTCTTGTAATTGTACCTTGTGCCAACGATGGCTCATTGTAAAAATGTAAAGTTTGTGCAGATGTTGTTACTTCTGAAAAGTTATCTGAATTATAAGTAGATATTACTCTAACCTTATACTTGAATTGTTGAGATACTGTCTGAACTGGTACTGCATGATTATAATAAGTCATTCCAGTAGTTAAATCTGCAATTTTAGTCCATCCTCCAGAGCCATAAGCTACATATACTTGATAAGTTACTGCTTCCCCTAATTTACCAGTAACTGAACTCCATTTAACTCTAGTAACTTTAGTTCCATCTGGAATAAAATATTTGTTTGTACTTGATGCAATACTTAAATAGTTTGTAGATTCAGTTTGTACTAATGATATAGAAGCAGAAGTATTATTAGGATTTACTTGCAAATTAACATTGATAGCTTCTGATGAAGTTTTAGTAGTAGCATTAGAGTTTCTACTTGTTAATGTAAAATTCAAAACTCCTTTACCTTTATTAGTAGTTGTAGCAAATACTTTTTTTATATCATCAAACTTTACGTATGGTTGAGTTGATGCTGGAGTTGCTTCTCCAGTTCTCCATATCTTTAGATTAATAGGTGATGCAGCAGTTATATTAGGATTATATACAGTTATCCCATTATCACAACTTAATGTTTTTGTAATTGTAACACCACTTTGAGTATTAGATGCTCCAGAATAAGTAAATGCAATGGTAGTTGTACCAAAAGCAATTGAAGATGTTGAAGAAATATTATCTTGTATGAATTTATTCTTAGTTATTGTTGGAGAATAAATATTAGCACTCCAAGCTCCTACACTATCATAAGCATCTACTACATATTTAAAAGTAGTACCTTCTCCATAACCACTAATATTATGAGTATAACTAGTTGAAGATCCTCTATAAATTTCAGTATACCCTCCACCATTTACAGATACTCTAAATCTATATCCAGATAAATTTGTATCAGATGCAGCTGGAGTTTTTATAACTAGTTGAGTAGTGTTTTCTGATATAGTCCTATTTGAAGTTGAACCATCTATAGATACAGTTCCAGATAATGAAGGAGCAACATTTGTTTGTGATACTGTTAATGACCCAGTTTTTGAAAAATCCCAATGAGTATATCCTATACTATCAGTTTCAATTCCTACTGTTATTGATTTAGAACTAGTGGTACCAACATTAGTTGTAGCAGTATACGTAAATGTTCTAAAACCATCAGAACCTCTCCAAGCTTCACCACCTTTTACAGACATCCACCCACTCCAAGAACCATTTACATTAGCTCTCCATTGAACAGGATAAGCGTAATATGATGTACTATATTGACCAGCTTTTAATTTTAAAGTTATTTTTATTGTTCTATTATTACCACTTCCTGCAGTTTGTTCTGCATAAAATTCATAAGACATTCCAGGACCGCTTCCATGTATTCCACTTGCTATTAAAGCCATATATTTATCTCCTTTCTAAATCCAAAATAAAAAGGAAGGTTTATAACCTTCCCTTAATTAGCATAAAATCCCCAGCCATCCCAGCTAGAATTTTTAACACTTCTCATTTCAATTTGTTGAACTGTTGAATTAATCTTCTCACATATAGTTAAATCTCCATCTATATCAACTTTGCACTTTTCAGCATAGTTTTTCCTAGTGAAGCTAAAATCACCTCTTTGTCCTTGGTTTCCTTCTGCATCTATAACTAAAGTTCCCAACTTATCAGAAGCGGTGGAACCTCTAAAAACATGATGACCTTGTGAACATCCAATAACATTTAAGCCACCATATGCTCCAGAACTCTTATCTATTGATACAGAAGCTTGAGCTGAATTAACCATAAAATTAGTATCTTTTAATTCTAAAGAATTGTTACCAGTAGAATATTTAACTTTATTATTAATAGTAACATCTGTATTAAAACTACAACTTGTTTCAGAGAGCTTTACTTTATCCTTAATAGTTAAGATACTATCATTTACGTGTAGGTTATTACTCTCAATCTCTCCATATAGAATACCTGCTAAAGTTGCATTAGTAGCGTATAAATCCCCATTCTTATTAACTCTGAATTTAGCAGATGCCCTATTTTCATAACTTCCACCAGCCCATATTCTAACATCTGTTGCAGCAGTACCAGTATTAGTTACCCCAGCATCTAATACATCTAAAGTACCTCTAATAGTTGCTTGATTGATTTCCGCAGTGCCATCTGTATTGATAGAATAACCAGACTTACCTTTTACATAGTTAGAAGAATGTAACCATCCATTAATCTCTACTGTACCTATACCATCTTTTCCATCTACTTTACCTATAGCAAATACTGGTTTACCATCTGCACCATTTACAGTTAATCCAGATAATAAATCTATCTTATCTGCCTTTATAGTATTAGCAGCTATCATGCCACCATTTATATAAGTTTTATCTCCTTGAACATTAAATATAGGTTGAAGTGTTTTATCTAAGGCATCAAAAGAAACTAATCCATTTATATCTAATCTTTCAGAGCTAATCTTACCAGTAGTTATATTAGCAGCATCAATTTCAACTGCTTTCAAACTCTTAATAAATGCATTATCACCTACAAATAATTCATCTACATTTAATTTTGAGCTTCCTATTGCTTCATCTTTAATCTTATCTGTAGTTACTACATTGCTATTTAATCCTTCTGGAGCTAATACCCCTTTTTCAGAATCAAAAATAGCTTGACCAGATGCATTTAAAACATATATTCCATAGTTACCTCTTGCATCTAATCCTATTTGTACTCTTGTTTTTGGAGTAGCTTGATTATCTTTTATGGTAATTGTATTATCTGCTATTGATAACTTTCCACTTGTTGAACTTATATTAACCTTTGTTGCATCAATTTTACCAGTAGTTATTTTATTTGCATTTAAACTTTTAATAGATGCATCTGTAATAGTTGCCTTTGCTATTTGAGCTTCGGAAATAGATGCTTTTACTATTTTTGCTCCAGATATAGTACCATCTACTATATTTGCATTACCTACTTTAATTTCACCAGATGCTATTTTATTAGCCACTAACTCTCCAGCACTTACTTCTATTGCAGAAATGGTTTCTGAATTTATTTTAGTTACATCTATACTACCTGCTTTTATTCTGTCAGCATTTAAAGTACCAGTAGTTATTTTACTTGCATCCAAATTAGCTATTTTGGCAGAGCTTATAACTGCATCTCCAATAGTAGCATTTACTGCATTTATAGCATTAGCTTTCATTCTATCAGTAGATATATCTCCAGTTGTTATTTTATCAGCACTTAAATTACCAATCTTAGCACTATTTATTGTTGCAGTATCTGTTGATAAATTAATTGCACTTATTACCCCTGCTTTAATCCTATCAGCAGATAAATCACCAGTAATAATTTTATTTGCATCTAAATTGCCTATTTTAGCAGAATCAATAGTTGCATCACCTATATATGCATTTATAGCATCAATTACATTAGTAGACATTTTATCTGCTGATAAGTTTCCAATCTTTGCACTATCTATTGTTGCATTTGATGCATTTAAATTTATAGCGGTAATAGCATTGGCTTTCATAACATCAGCTATTAAATTACCTGTCTTAATTTTCTCTGCTTCTAAATCAGTAATCTGTGCATTTCCTACAACTAAGTCCTTTGCAACAATACTTGCTATTTCAGCTACATCTATTTTTGCACTATCTATTGTTGCTTCTTCAATGGATGCATTTATTGCTTCAATAACAACTGCTTTTATTTTATCTGCTGTAATTGCCTTTGCATCTATCTTATCTGCTGTAATACAGTTAGCAGCTAAATTATCAGCAGTAATATTACCCGCTAGTATTTCATTAGCCTTTATTGAATTTATTAAAGCAGTATTTGCAGTTTGACTTATTGATTTATTTCCTGTAGATCCTACACTATTATTTGCACTCGGTACATTTGCACTAATATTAGAAATTAGTCCTCCATTAAAACTAAGTTTGTGAACTCCAATTGGAATTGATCTTAAAACACTTTTTTTATCTGTTAGCTTTATGATATCTCCACATTCCAAATGTGGCATTCCCTGTACCTTTAAATCATAAGATGGATAAGTAAAAGGAAACATTCTATCATAAATTACTTTTAGTTCTGCATTAGAAGAAATATTTTCGTTCTCAAACTCTAATGTCGCTCCTGTATCATCTCCATATTGAAATATATCTTCACCTTTTTTGCATATAAGCTTAGATATTTTAATATTACTATCACTCTTTAAAGTAAAATCTATATAATTGTTTGTATCTAAATTAAACTCTACTGTATTAAAACTTCTAAATTCTATTTCATTATCTCTATTTACTAAGCAATTAGCAGTCAATATCTCTGCAATTATCATAAGTACATCCCTTATAGAACCAGTAGGCAACACTTTAACATTTACGTTTGGTAATGCTACATCTTTAAATATCACCTTGTATTTATTCTTTAATTCATTAACTACATTAGTAACTGATGTAGGATATTTTAGACCAGATTCATATTTAACATTGCTATAGCTCTCTATAATATCAAAGCATTCTATACTAATCTTATTATCTGTCCTTTTTATGGAATCCGGATTAGGATAAAATGTTCCTAATGGTACCCACATTAAATTACCTATTCCATCATCTATTGCTACAGATGGTTTAATGGTTTGAGTAGTAAAGTAAGAAGGTGTATTCCCTATCCTTAATAGCTCTAAGCTAAGCTTTGAAGATGTCACTCCTCCTATAGCTGGTATTCCGTTATTACCAAAGGTATATTCTACATTAAGGCTTTGGATCTCTGTATTATCTAGTATTCTATCTCCTATAATGACTTTAATAGCTACTGTTCTTGTTGGTTCTTTAATTTTATTTAAATAAATAGGACTAACACTATACATCTAACCACCTCCTACTTTTCTATTAAATTAAGTTTTAATCCACTCCACTTAACCTCTTCATCAATATACTGATATGCTGGAGCAGTTCTATCTCCTACGTACATAGTTTTGGTTATAATTCCTAATTGTGGATCTGGAAAAGTAACCGTAAAAAAAACTCCAGATACAGCATTTAGTATCGGAGCTATTTCACTTTGGGATAATGGTCCCCACTCAAGATTTAATTTTCTTTTTACTGCTATTCTATCTCTAATAAGCTGTCCAGCAGCATTTCTATTAGATTCACCATCTAAATCACTAACTGTAGCTTCATAAATCTTAGGAGTAGCTATAGCCACTCCATTAATCTTTATCATCTATAACTACCTCCTATAAATCTAATAAAATTTTTCCTTCTTGTCTAAATAACTTATTCATATTGTCTATAACTACTCTTCCAAGTTCCGTTCCACTAATCTCTAATATTATTGATAAAGGACCACTTGGATATGAAGCGTTTCCTCCTTGTGGCATTCTAGAAGCTAATTTATCTGCCAATAGACTAATCCAGCCTGTATTATTTTCTAAAGGCATTACAGCTTCCTTACCAGCTTCACCTATTACAGCAAGAGTAGCACTATCTACAATACCACCTTTAGCTAAATAAGGTATTTTACCTATATTAAATCCCCATCCTCCAACAGTACCAAAGAAAGGTATATCTATAGATGGCAGCTTTATTTTATTTAATCCACTTATCGCACCATTAATTAACCCTATAACTCCATTTAAAGGTGCTTTTACAAGGGATTGCAAGCCGTTCATTATGCCACCAAAGATGTCTTGAACTCCTTGCCACGCTCTCTTCCAATTACCGGTAAATACTCCGGCTATAAAATCTATAATCCCTCCAAAAATTCTTTTAACAGAATCTAAAACTCCTTTAACTGTTATTCCGAAACCTTCAATAGCTCCACATAGAATATTAACAAAGAAATCAACTAATGGTTTTAAGGCGTTATCCCATAACCACATCAATACGCCAAACACTACTTCTATAGCTGGTTTCCAAGCATTCCAAACATCAATAACACCTTGTAATGCAATTGCTAGTATATCAATTAAAAAATCTACTAATGGTTTTAATCCATTATCCCAAAGTGATTTTATAACCCTAAACACAGCCATAACAACATCAACTAATACAGTCCCTAAAAATGCTGCTATAGGCATTAAAATAGTCATAAAAATATCTGATAAAAATGAGAATAACGGGCTTAATACTTCATTCCATAGCCTTTGTAATAAATCCCAAATATCATTTAGTATATCTTTTATAATATTTCTAAATTCTTCGCTTGTATTCCATAGATAAACTATAGCTCCTGTAACTGCTGCTATAACCGCAACAACTGCTAGTGCTGGTCCGGAAATACCAAAGAAAGCATAACTAATAACATTTAAGTTACAAGACTTAACAGCCATCCATAAAAAATTAAATAGCCGTGTTATCCCTTTTATTTGTGTTGCAACTCCTGCCACTGCACCTGTTATCGCTCCCCAATTACTTGCAACAAATAATCCTATAATTCCAGCTATTAATCCACTTAATACTCCTAAAATTAATGCTTTATTTTCTTTTAAAAAGTCAGCTATTCCTTTGAATATACTTCTTATTTTTTCAACTGCTTTACTTATCCCACTTACATCTGGTTCTTCACTTAATCCCAAATCTATTACAGGAATATCTCCGCCAGTAAATCCTCCTGTAGTTGGAAGTCCTCCACCACTAGAGCCACTATTACTCAATGAATTAATTTCATCAAATCCACCTAGTAATCTATTCATTTCCTTAGCAGTTTTTTTAGCTGTATCTCCAGTATTGCTCAAAGCAGCATTATAAGCATTCTGTGCATTAGCTCCACTTAAAGCAGCACTAGTAGCAGATTGCATAGTTTGAGTTACTGTACTAGTTCCTTTTTTACCAAATAGAGCTTGCATAAATGTTGCAACATACCCTGTTACAGTTCTTAGTCCCATAGCAAAGTTATTTAATATTGGAAGTACTACATTCATTATTGGTAAGAATGCATTCCCTATATTCAAAGCAACATCCTTTAATACTGCTACTAACTGTTGTAAGCTTGAATTAGTATTATTAAATACTTCTCCACCAAATTTATTTTGAGTTTGCTCTAATATAGCCATTAATCTTATTTGTTGTTGAGTTTGGAAAGATAATTGTTCCCATGACTTTCCGTTTGCAAATCTCTTAAACGCTTCGGTACTTTTAAGCATAGCAACATTTACGTTAACTCCTAAATCTTCTATTGCTTCTGTATTACCAAGTAAACCAGATCTAATACGTTCCATTACATCTTCCATAGTTCTACCAGTACCACTAGCTATAATAGAAGACGCTTTTAATAAATCAGTAGTATATTGTAATGTTTCCTTTGTACCTCTACTAAAAGTACTAACTAAATTAGAAAATATAGCTCCATAATTCATTGCATCACTTTGTGACATATTAAATGCTAAAGCATTATTCTTTGCCCATTTTAAGAATTGATTCGTACTTTCTCCCATTGTACGAGTTATCTGCTGAATAGCTGCTTCAACCTTCATTGCTTGCCTTGTGCTATCTACAAAGAATTTACCTATTCCTACTGCTGCTACAAATCTACCTAAGCTTTTAAATATACTCTTAACTTTATTAACTTCATTGTTAACATTTTTAGTCATTCTTTTAACTTCATTTTGAACTTTTGCAACTTCATCCTTAAAACCTTTAGTCTGTGCTTCAATAAGAACTTGTAATTTCTCCAAGGTCATACCATCCATAAGCTATTCCTCCTTTCTTTTTAGTTTTTGATTATATCTAAATGCAAACTCCTCCATCTTAGCTTTATATAAAGCCATATCATCACTTTCGTCTTCCTCGTCAATCTCAAAAAGAGTAGGGAATAACTTATTTAATGGTGTTATTTGTATCTTTTTATCAAAAATACTTCCTACATATTCAGCTATTTGCTTTGCAAGAACTGAATTAAGAGAAATCTGAACTTTCAATTGCTCTTCTAATTCCTTCGTTTCATTTTTCTTTCTTCTGTTATAACTCTCCATTAAATCGTATATTTCTAATAAAGAACATTCCCAAAACAAAGAAGGAGTATATCCCATATCTAAAAATAGTGGATATAACTCCTCTATATATCCTGATATACTTTCTATCCTTGTAGCATTTCCTCTGCTTTCTCTTGTCTCTCCTCCATCATTTCCGCTTGTGCTTCCGTAAAAAAACCACTCACCTTATAAACATCCATAAGTACTTTTGTAAAAAACTCTAATTGACTTCCTCCATCATCAATATATTTATCAAATAGATCTTGAACATCCTTAAATTTAATATTTGCATTATAGTCTTTAATAGCATAATGAGTTATTGTAAGCATTATTTTTAATGCAGGCATATTCCCGTTGCCTAGTACATTCATTAAGCTAGTTCCCAATTTTTCTTCTAAATCACACAGAGTTGAAGTTTTAAGTTTTAGCTTATACTCCTCTTCTCCTACTTTCCATATTGCAAATTGCTTTCTTGCCATTTATATCATCCTTTCCTATATATTCTCTTGTTTTTAAGCATAATAAAAGCACCTACATAAGTAAGTGCTTATCTTTCATTCCCTGGTTTAAACTGTTTACCACAATTCAAACAAGTAATAATTATTTTATTCTTTCCTATCATACCTGTTGCTACCCCAGCAATAGGTACTAATAAAACTCCACCAGCTACTGCTTTTCCTAAACTAAAACCTTTCTTGTTAGTAGTGAGTTGAGAACTTCCACATTTAGGGCAACGTACTAGACTATCATTTATTGGAACCTTTTTTACATTTAATTCATCTAACTTTTTTTGAAGTTCTAAATCCTTAGCAAATTGATTCTCTTTTTCTTCTTGAGTATACTCTCCTTTTGAGTGTGCTATATATCTTGTATCTGTAGCTATTTTAAATATGTCATATATCCACCATATACCAAGCCCACCTATTGTCACAGTGAATAAAACTGCTCTTTTATAATTTCCCAAATACCAATTATGCAATCCTAGAATGAAGCTAAAAATACATAATAGTAATGCTGTTATCCTATTTTTATCTTTCATCTCTACACCCCCAAATATTGTTAATATAATTATAATACAATATTTGGGGGTGTATTAAAAGATAGTAATACTATTAACTAGGATGTACCACTTCTATTTCACTTTGAAGTGCCATCTTTAGAGTAAAGTCTATAGCTCCATTTACTCCGCCACCACCTAATTTAACACTTACTTGTGCATCCCAATGAAACTTTGTTCCATCTGGTAATGTTTCTTCAAAGCTTAATATTTCATTATCATCCTGTGCTTTCATTAATACTCTATACGGACTTGTTTCGCTAGAGTTTTCATATCTAAATTTAAATTCTAAATCTCCAGCGTCTCCTATTCCATATTCATATTGCTTCACCTTATCACTTAAGCACGTATTTTCGACTTTTTCAGGTTCAGTACCCATTTCAGGTATCTCCTTTAATCCTGCTAAATCTGTATAGGTTGAAAGTTCACCGCTCTTCTTTTTATATCCTAATTTAGTTCCATTAGCTAACACTTTGCATTCCTCCTATCTTTGATACACTAATTGGGTGTAATTATCTATAACACCTTCATATCTCATTATTTTATGTTTTAATCCACTTGGATCGGCCACATCTTGGCATAATGTTCTTCTTAACCCTAAAGCAGATACCTTTTTATCTACCTCTAAAGCATATTCAGAAGTACTTCTATTGTGCCAAATATCAATTTTATATCTTATATAAGATTTGTCCTCTTTTCCATCTGTGAACTCATATACACTGTTATCCTCTTCTACGTATTGTATAGCGGGTAAATTCGCCCATTCTGATGGGTAACTATCACTTACATTAGAAGATATATCTTTGATAGCATTAAAAATTTGATCCTTAACATTAATCATTTCTTTGCTACCTCCTTTATAGCTTTCTTAACATCTTCTTTTATATTCTCTATTACTTTTTCTTCATTGTTCTTTAATGCAGGGTATAAATAAGGTTGAGCTGGTTGACCTTCTATCCACCTTACCCCTACATCTGGAATATTAACTTTCCACTTATCTTGCTTATAAGATAGAGGACCAGGATATTTATCTACTGTAGGAGTTGTTTCTCCTTTTTTTCCTGTACCAAACTCAACATATCCTGCATATTCATTATTTGTATAAACTTTAGATACTATCTTGCCTTTATACCTTTTAGTTTGCCTATGAATGCTCTGTCTCAAATCACCAGTATCACCAGTAGGACATAAGTCTTTTGCATCACCTTTTACTAACTCACCTTGCTGTTGCATACTCTTATAAAGTACTTCATCAACATTTCCACCTAATTTATCTAATTTTTTAAGAAGACTATCTAAACCAACAACACTCTTGCTCATCTTTATATCTTCTCCAATTCAATAAACAGATGTGAATATCGCTTAATGCTTATAACTTTGTAATCTGGTTCACTTTCTTTAGAAACATATACACATATGCCATCACCTTCATTTAAATTTTTTGATTCATCATATAGCATATTTAAGATGTAATTAAGCCTTTCTCCATATATTTCAGCTTGTAATTTCCCACTAGCTGGATATATATTTGCTTGTATTTCTATAGGCTCTGAATATCCTGGATATTTACCACCTTCATTATCTTTAATTACTGTTTTCTTTTTAAGGTAATAAGTCTTTTTATTCTTTATTCGCATTTGCAACACCTACTAACTTAAGTCTTCTAAAAGCTAATAATCTACTTTTAATATTCTCTGGTATCTCTGTTGAATAAGATACAGATATTCCTCCTTCACTCCTAGAAGCTTCACCCTCGCTACCCATACGATTATAGTAAGTAATAGCTAACTCCCTTTGTAGAACCTGTGCTTTATCTGGAAGTATATCTCTATTGCAGAAGTCTAATATCTCACCTTCTGCATCTTCTAAAAGCATATTTAATAGAGCATCTTCGCTATTATCACTAATTCCTAGCCTTATTTTTAACTTTTCTAACTGTGCCATAATAACACCTCCATAAAATAAAAGAGGGTTAATCCCTCTTTTATCCTAATACTCTTGTAGCTAGTTCTGGATACATTGTCTTATAGCCATAAAGTACATCCATAGAAAGCATTTCTTTCTTGTACTTCATATCATATCCTCTTACAACTCTTAATGTAATTCCATTGTAAGAAGTAACATAAGATTCAACTCCTGCTGGTGCAGTTAATGGTCTAGTAACAAAAGCAAATGCCATTGGATTAAACGCTAAATTAGCAGTATGTCCAGAAACTAATGTTACTACTGTATCATCTGCGATTTCTGGTAAAGCTGGATATACTTTAACTGAAGCAATTGCATTTGCTGATGCATCTGCAGTATCCTCTACAACTACATAATTATTCTTTTTAATTGTTAATATATCACCTTTTACAAGCTTACCTGTTAAAGCAGTTCCATCTATAGCAAGACTTGTTGCTCCTGCAGTGACTTTACCATTTACCTTAACATCAGTAGCTTTAGTAATTCCTGTAGTATGTTGCTTAACACCTTGTGCCATATAGTTGTCTAATCCAAATATACGACCAATAGATCCTTCTCTTAATGCAGAAGTTGAGCCACTCTTTTCAGCATTAACTATTGCATCTATTGTTGTGAAGTTAGCATCTGCTTCTGGATCCCAAACAGCAACACGACCAGCTACTGGGACTTTATTTGTATTTAACATTTTTCTTACATTCGCTAAATCTGTAAGCTTACTTGGTGTTGTTCCTGCAGTTCCTACAGCATAAGGTATATCCTTATATAAGAATAACCCATCTGAATTTATTTTCTCTGCTAATGCAACTGCTGCTGGTTCTAAGAATAATCTATTTAAATCATCAACATTAGTAGCTCTTTGGATTGCTCCGAATTCAACATCTACTGTTGCAAGCTTATCTAATGTTACATCTACTGATTCTTCTTTAACATCTTGTGCAGAAGTTCCCTCTGATTCATTAAATTCTTTAGCAGTTAAAATAACTGGTTTCTTTACTTGAATAGTAGCACCTTTACCAGTTACATATTCTTCACTAAAATCCTTATGAATTAGGTTAGGAAAAACTAAGTTTTCAATTAATCTTGGTAGTATTTGTCTTGCTATTTCCTTTACTGTAATAAATTGATTTGCCATTTTTCATTCCTTCTTTCTTTTATTTTTTATTCTTATAAGTGGCAGCATAATATTCAGCATCACTCATTTTGCTATAATCTAATTTGCTTCCTTGTCCACCTTTAGGAGGATTTCCACCCCTTAACTTATCATTTACTGCTTTCTCTACTGCAGATTGGAAAGCTTTTTCTACTGCTTCAATGCTCTTATTACATTGTTCAGCATCTGAATAGTTAAGAATATCTACTAACTCCTTAGGTAGATTCTTTTCTGCTAGAGTTTCATAAGCTGTTGCTCTTAATTCTCTAGTAGTTATGTCTTTTTCTCTTTTTGCTAGTTCATCTTCTCTCTTTTGCTTTTCATACTCTGCCTTTTGATCTGCATTCATCTTTGCAAGTTTTTCTGCTTCTGTTCTTTCATCTTGTACCTTCTTTTCCCACTTAGCCTGTTCTCTAGCTACTCTTTCTTGAATAAGCTTATCAACGTCTTTTTGAGTAAAAGTCTTCTCGCTTTGATTAGTTTCTGTCTTCTCATTAGAAGTAGATTCATTTTGAGTTGTAGTATCAGTATTACCGGTATTGCCTGAACCATTAACTCCCGCTCCTGTATCTGCTTCTAACATTCTTTGAAATTTTCTAAACATAAAATACCTCCGTTTAACGTCCGTATGACTAAATTCCATGCACAGTTTAAAGCCTTAAGCAAGTTTTGGGCATAATAAAAAGCCTTAGTTTCCTAAGACTTAATTTTATCCATAATAAAAGCACCTACTATTCAACTTAGTAAGTGCTTAATTTGTTTGATAATATATTTCATCATATATTCGTTGAAGATTTTTACCCTCTTCATTTAAGTAATCTTCATTAACAAATCCTATCTCTAATTGTTTATCAACCACATATTGCAATAATCTTGTTTTGCTAACATTATCTATTTCAAAATATACATAATCTTCTTTTTCCTGTTTACTACTTATTATGATATTTCTTATATTATCCAAATCAATAATGGTCTCATCAACATCATCTATATATTGATTTTTTTCATTATTTAATAAATATAAAAGGTACTCTACCAATATTTTTTTAATGGTAACTTTACACATTTTTCAACCTCCTTACTAAATCGCTATCTGTTGGATTGCATTGAATTAAATTACCTGTATTAGGATTTATAGTTATTGTAATCTTTTCTCCTATAAATTTATGACTATTCTTTTTAGGTTCCTCTTTTACCTTTAATGGTTTAGTTAGTGTTTTATATATCTCTTCTATTTCTATACCATCACGTGGTCTTTGTTTCTCTGGATCTAATGATGTTCCTAAAACTCTCTCTATAAAATGCTTACTTTGTAATTTAATTTCAATTCCATTTGAAGCTTTTATTCCAACTATTTCTTTTTCGATTATATTTTTGTATTTTTTAAAGTCTTCAAATGGTGAAAATACTGAAATCATATTTGATTCTCTAGATTTTACATAATCTTTAACAAGTTCCCATTCTTTGATATTATTATACTTCAATTCTTGGAAACCTTTCAATGTCTTTGGAGATTCTTTTCCTAAATACTCCTTGATTTTTTCTAATTGTTTTCTATCAGAAGCTTTATTCTTAATCATCTTCTCAAAAACTTCTGTTTTATCTTTACCATACTTATCAACAACAAACTTATCATACCAATCTTGATACTTCATATCTCCAGGTACTAAATAAGTCTTTCCTATCTCTGGATTTCTTGCCCTTCTCTTAATATCCTTTAAAGTGCTTTCTCCTAAATAAGCCCTTGTTGTACTTCTGCAATGTGGATGTAACGGAGGAAGGTTTACTCCAGCTTCTGCTTTTTCTACTTCATATACCTCCCTATCATGTTCCCTACACACGCTAGAAGTTCTTAAGTCTAAGGTTGCTATAAAGATGTATCTATCTATTCCACACTCTTTATAAGATTCCATTTCAGCAGCGTTAGTTATATAAGTAGTTTCAGTTCTTATTAATCTCTCACAAGCAAACTTACCATAATCAGTTAAGTCTTGTAACTCTTGTGCCATCCTTCTTGAACTTTTACCACTCATTAATCCACTTGTTATTACTTCTTCTAATTGCTTTGCTAATACATCTGTATTATGCCATACACGCTTACTATAGTGTTTTCCACTCCAATTATTCTTAAGTATCTCTTGTATAGTTTCTGTTGGCATTTCTACAATATTAAAACCTACCCCCAAACCTTTTTGTATATCAAAAGTATTTGAGTAGTAGGCTTTCTTTATATTATCTGTATATAGTTTTGTACTTTGGTTTATCTCAACATCTGCTGCTAACTTAGTATTGATATATACACTCTCTTTTAAAGCTTCTAATCTTGTTATCCTAGCTTTATATGCTCCTGCATTAAGTTGAGCCATCATATATCTTTTTAACTCTTCATCCTGAATATTATAAATCCTTTTTCTAATACTATCTAATTCCTTCTTGGGTATTTTAGTATTTAATAGCTCTCTTACCTCTGTAGTAGATAAGCCACTGTCTAGCTGGTACTTATAAAAGATTTTATTTATATCTTCATTAATATCTTTTATAGCTTTGTCATATGCAGCACTAATCTTTTGAATAGTAGAATCACTATTTTTGTGATACTCTTCCATTCTTAAGTTAGCTCTTCTGGTCCAGTAAGCATTATTCTTCATCTACCTCACCACCAGTAGATTTAAAGTCATATGATCCAAACATCTTTTGCTGGTCCTCAACCTTTTTCTTATTCTCTTCTTCTAGTCTCTTTCTTTCTTCATCTATATCTATTTCACCATCAAATCTCTTTATTCTAGTTTCCCATGAAATAAATCCTTCTGTTTCTTGTGCTATTCTTGCTGCAAGTTCATCATCAACTGGTAAAGAACGTTTCATAGAAATATCTATGTTGCTAGGATTAATATGCTTGGCCCTTATATTCTCTATATTAGACATAAGCTTTAATCTTTGCCTTAATCCTTGTTTAAAGTATCTTTCCTTAGTTCTTCCTAACTGTTCAAATCCTAATAGCTTGTACTTCATAGCAACACCAGAAGCATTACCTACAAAATTTTCATCAGTAAGGCATGGCACTTTACTAAATTCATGTATATCGTCTTTTAATGCTTTCTTAAGTACTTCTATTTCAGTTTCATTAAGATTTTTGACTAGCCATTTAGCATCCCCGCCCTCGTCTAGCTCAATAATCTTTAACTCTTTTAATAACCTAGCTGTACTTACTTTTTCTTCTTCATTATCACCTAAAGATGCTCCTATAACAGCTAATAAAGCATCAACTACTTGCTCTTTATCATTTACTCTATCACTCTGTAATAAGTTGTAAGCATCTATTAAAGTTATTACTCCTTCAAAATCTCCTTTAAGTCTTTTATTATTTTTATACTCTACAAGTGGAATATCCCTAAAGAAATGCTCTTCTGGTTCATCTACTTCAGGAGATTCATTATTTAAATCAGTAAAGAAATAATGTGTAATGCTTTCATCAGTATAAACATTAACATCATATCCTTTTCGAGTCCCCTCAATATCGTACTTAGGATAGTAAGTTACTCCAAATATAGGCTTTTGCTTTACTGTACTATCTACCACAAGAAAACTATTTAAAGGGCTTACTACTGCTAACTCTGGATACGGAACTTCATCATCATTCATATAAAGCAACTCATATCCCACACCAAATATAGACATATCTAAAGCAAGTTCATTATTATGGCTATCTTCATCTATTTCAGTAAATATCTTATTAAGTTCATCTGCTCCATCACCACTATAAGTTATTGGAGCTCCAAATACATACCCTGTAGCCATATCTGTAATATATTCAGCATGGTTTGCTACTATCTTATTATTAGGCAACGATTCAGTTGTTAGTGTTCTAGATAGTATCTTGTGTTCCCCATCATAATAGTTATTTAGCTTACTATATCTATCTACTAGCTTCTTATGTGCATCTATACACTTAACTAATAACTTATTCGATATGCTCCCATCTTCATTAAGCAAATCTCTATCCTTTATGATTGCCATCTTCTTACCTCCTACGCGAAATTATCTTATTCCTATTTTCCTTTTACTCTTAACTTTTACTTTCTTATTTATAATTTCATCTTCCATTCCATACCTACAAGCATCAATAGTATGATTATCTTTATCTGGATACTCTCCTTTTAGATTTCCTTCCTTATCCTTCTCTATTTCATATCCTACAAACTCCCTCTTTGCATTAGGACATCTTACTGGATCTATTATTATTTCCTCTATTTCCTCAGACAAAAATTTAAGACCATGTTCTACTGAATCTGGTCCTTTCTTCGCTCCTATTATATTTAAGCCTAACTTCTTAAATTCATTTATTGTTCTAGGCTCTGCACTATCTGCAGTAACCCTTTTATTTAATGGATTAAGCTTCTTTATTTCTTCAACTGCTTTACTATTACTTAATTGAACCTTATACACTTCACCAAAGATATACAATCTCTTTCTAGTCTTGTCATAGTTCATTAACAAGTAAGCTAATGGATCAGCTGCATACCCAAAGTCTAGTCCGTTTTTTAATCTATCAAATACCTTTATTTCTTCATCTGTAATTTCTCTTATAACTAAGTTCCTAAATACTTCTCCTCCAGTACCAGTTACAGCTCCTAAGTAATCATGTTCATATTTGGTAGGATTGACCTTCTTCATATGTTCAGCTTCTATAATAAACTGCTCTCCTAACCATTCTTTAGGTACTGTTCGATAGTCACTATGATGTACATATTTATCTTTTCTAGTTTCTACTACTTCCTGGTTACACCAATTCCTTTGACTTTCTGGTGGATTGAATGAGTAGAATACAAAAAACTTAGGTCCACCTCTCATAAGAGATTGATTAATTGTATCTATCTTATGCTTTCCTTCAAATTCATCTACTTCCTCGTACCAAATATATTTAATATATCCTTTAGGTACTTTTGTAGATTTAACTTTCTTAGGATTATCAGCACCTTTAAACCTTATTACTTGTCCTGTAGGCTTATAAGTTATTGTTAGTTTAGCTTCTGGAACATGCCAATCATCACTCGCGCCTAAGGTATCTATTGCCCATTTAATCTGGTCTCTTACTGATTCTGATAAAGTATCTTTAACTCTTCTAAGTATCAATGCATTAGACATAATTCCTTCTTGTGCATCTCTCATCATACCTAATACAATCTCTATGGAAATAAAAGAGGACTTCGTACTACCTCTACCACCTTTAAACCAGTAGTGAGTGTGAAGTCCTTGCTTTATATCTTTATGTGCTTCATAGAAGCTTGAAGCTATTATGCACTTTAACTTTACTTTAATCATTCTATATCATCAACTATCTGTACTTGTTGAACTCCTTCTACTTCGACCTTTTCAGTAAACAATCTATATCTCTTACCTAGTAACTCTGCTGCTTTAGTTCTATCTTGCAGTGAAGGATCTAAACCAAATTGGTCTTTTTCTTCTCCCCTCATTACCTTAGTTAGATATTGGAGGACTTCTTCACCTTTTGCTATTCTTGCATCTTCTATTTTTGCTAGGCGTTCTTCTATATATTGTTTTATGCTATCATTTGCTATCAATCTTGCTGCATTACCTCTAGCACCCTTCTTATTATATCCAGCCTTTATATAAGATTCTGTTGCATTTCCTGTTTCTATATAATAATCAACAAAAGATTTTTGTTTAGGTGTAAGCTTCTTATCCATCTACTCCACCTACTTCCTTATATAGCTTAACTAGATATTCTAATATATTTATCTTGCTATAGAATACTTCTCCTTGTCTTGGATGTGTTTCATATACTATGTATTTAGTTATCATTCTTTCCATATCATCTGATGGAAATTGTTCTGTATTTATTCTTAGGTATATTCCTTTAGTTCTTAATGCCATTAATAACTTATTTATTTTACTTTGTATATTCATTTACTCACATCCTTTATGAAAAAATAAACAACTAGTTTTATGCTAGTTGTTCTTTAGAATCAATATTTCATATTTTGATACATCTTCTTCATTAAAAATAAATTTCCAAAACTTCTTATTAGTCAAATTTTTAATTAAAGTTATTCCTCCATATATAACAAGCTTTTCATTCGGTTGCCTTTTTTTACCTAAACTTTTTATTTCGTTTACTTGTATAATACCTTTTCTTTCTATCCTTTTAAGTGATGTATACATACTCATATTTGTAGTAGTTTTTAATTTTCTCACTTTTGTTTTTACTAAATATTCTTCTAAATCCTTTATAGCTTTTCTTTTTTCACTTCTTAATAACTCAGAATATCTCCCTTTACAATAATTGTCTGTAAAAATTAATTTTAATAATAAATTCATTTTTACAGATTGTCCTATTTCTTTTGTAAATCTATTTATTGTAAACATTGAATTTATTCTTTTAAATAGAAACTTGTGTGCAGTAGTTAAAAATATCGCCAAAAATATAATAACTGCAATGACACCGTTGATTCCTTTTTCCATTGCTATACAAGCTATCAAAAATAAATATATAACTATTATAATTCTCTTTAACACAAATCTTCGCATATTATCCCCCTTTTCAATATTGTAATATAAAATCTTATAAAGTTTATTCTGTTTTAAATCTAGCATGGTGATAACACACTATATATTGAATTAAGGGAGTACTCGCATCCTTTCGTGTTATATTCTTCTCTACCGGCTTCTATAGGCATAAATAAAAACTATTTCTAGAGTACTTTTATCCATTACAAATTTTTACATAACCAATTTGATTAGGATTAATAATATATATATCACCGCTTTTATTCTCAATCCTACAAATGTATGATTGGGTTTGAGCCCACGATTCTAATTGTTCCATTTGGAAGTCCTCTATTTCGTTGGGTGATTCTGGATAGTTTCCAAATATCAAACATCCATCTCCATTGCTAAAATATACATTTACATTTTTTCTTTCCATATTATCTCATTCCTTTTATTTACCATTTTACTCTTTTTTATAAACTTTTTCAACAATAAAAGACACCTATATTTCTATAAGTGTCTTTTTAAAAGGGTATTGAGAATTAATGAGATTTTTTCTATCCGGTCATGTGCTTGTAGGTTAGGTCTTACCGCCTGCCGATAGAGTTTTTTATTGCTTCACTCGCCTTATACTACCTACTAAACATATAAGGGTCATAGTTGGCTTATGGCGGAGATAATAGGACTTGAACCTATACACCGATTACTGACAACTTAGCAAGTTGCTCCCTTACCAATTAGGGTTATATCTCCATATTACACCTAGCTTTTACACTAGGTGTCCAAAAATCCAAGGAGGTCACAACATGACATATGAAAACCTGTCCATGCTTTCTACAATACTATTAAATCATACTTTAGGCTATTCTGTTTCCCGTCTTTTTCCCACTTTTTTCCCACAATTTCATATTCTCTTCATACTCTGCAATATTCTCTACTATCTCTTCTCTTTTTCTATAAGCTGTAGTCTTAGACATATTTAGTTTTATAGATATATATAACAGATTCTCTTTATCTCCATACTTTAATTCTATAAATCTCTTATCTTCTTCATTAAGTTGCTCTACATTTTCATTCATATGTCTTATAAATTCTTCTAGCTCTCTTATCTTAGCTTTTATCTTTAGTATCTTTTTATTTATTCTTACATGCTCTCTCTCCAGCTTCTCTATCTCCTTACACATTTCTGTTTCTGCATAACTAGATCCACTAGGAGAAGATTGTACTCTCTCTTGTAATCCTGTCCCATTTTGGTAATAATCTATTGTTACATTAGCATGTCTTATATCATACTCTACTCTTTCCTTATGATACTCTAAGCTTGATATTTCATTATTAAGCTCTCTTATCTTCTTTTTGCTCTGATAATATCTATATAATTTCCCTTCTGTCTTTCTAAATAACTCTTTATCCATTCTATGCCCTCCTTACTTTGTAATTTCAAATTACTTATCGTAATTAACTTTATCATTTAATACATTAACTAAATAAATTAATCTATATGCATTATTCATTTCTCTTTCGTAAACTTCCTCCGGCATAACATCCTTACATTGAAGTGCTTCAGCAACCATGCTTGTTGATTGAGCTAACATAGTACTTTTTATTAATTCTTTATCCTCTTCTATTAAATCGTCAAATTTCATAAACTATCCAACTCCTTCGTACTTTCTTAGTATTGCGACATAAAAAAACACCGCATATTCAGTTTTGAACAGTACGGTATTATCATTAATGTAATATTTAGTCTTATATTATAAAATCTAATAATTAAATTTTAACTTAAATTACTTCTTATATAATTGTAGTCTTTATTAATACTCTTATCCTATATCTCATTAACTTAATTTGTCCTTCTTTCTAATTGATAATAAAAATTATCATTCCACTCTTCATTCGCACTAAATCCAGATTTATAAATTTCCTTTATTCTTACATATAAGCTATGCTTCTCCAAATAATTTTGAATTTCCGTATCATCTATTTCTCCATTTGCTCTCTTCCATTCTGCTTTGAAATAAATTCTTAAAAAATCTTTTAATACAACCACTTCATCCTCTAATTGACAAATATGTTTTATGTCATAATATCCTTCTTTATTTAATATTTTTTCACTCAATAGTGTAATAAAAAAAACAATAAAATCATTATTTCGATTATCATCACTATCTGGTCCAAAATATAAGATTAATAATATTGATTTTTTTTCAATTTCGCTTTTTAATTCTAACATCTTAGATTCCTCATAATTGTCAGTTTTGATATATCTAAAAAAATCGTGACATGCTGAAATAAAATCAACACTTTTTATCCTAACCTCTTGTATCCATTCAATTCTAGCTTTAGATACTATGTTCCCTTTAAAATTTTCAACACTCAAATCTTTCTGTAATTTTAAGGTTTTGCGGTTATTATAAATTGACATTAATCCAACTAGAAATGCTATAATAGCCGCTATACTAGACCATTGAAAATTACCTAAGTTATCAAAAAATAATCTTTCCAACTTCATTCCCCCTATAACTTAACAATATATAACTTATATACAAATTATACTATATACGGTTTTAGAAACACCATACTATTCAATTTTCAAAGAACAATTCTATCGCACTTTCTACAAATTGGGATATAAAAAATACCGCTATTCAATTTTGAATAATACGGTATCTTTAATAATTTAATATTTTAAGATTTTTCAGTTTTTTTCCATTTCAAATAATTATATATCAATTCAAACACACTACTTACTAATAATATTATTGGTATTATTCTACAAGTAAGTGTACTATCTCCTCTCGTTATCAACATTCCAGTTATTACCATTAACAAAGGTAAAATCCATAAGTTTCTAACAAACCTTCTCCTATAACTTAATTTCCAATAATTTAAGTGAAACCTTTTGTCTACTTTTCTACTCATCCAAAATCATCTCCTTAATTATTTAGAATTAATATAATTATTAGTTAATTATAACATATTTTGTAAATACCGTACTATTCAATTTTCAAAGAGCATTTATATCGTACTTTCTTGCAATTACGACTTACCAATTACCAAACCATATGGTTACACAAGTCATAAGAGCATTACAAATATATAAAACTAAACATATAAGTATTAAAACTATAGATATTACTTCTATACCGACTATTAAATCATTAAGCTTACTCTCATTATTTATGAGTATTAGTGGAATTAAAGCAAATAAAAATGTAAATACCGATAATCCTAATAAAACTTCTATAAAATGCATTCTTAATACTCCTTTCTCCTAAGGTTAATATTTTTATCTTAACTTTTACTTAGTTAAGCTTGTACAATTAACCTCTATACTTCCATTAACATTACATCTAGTACCTCATCCATCCTTTGATTTATAGCTTCTTTTCTCTTTGAATATTTCTCTTTTTCCTTTAAGAATATTTCATCTTCCTCTGCTAGAAGCTTATTCCTCCACTTATTTACATCTTCTGGAGTACTAAAATCTAATGTGCTTCCCTTTACATTAGTACCGTCTTTTTCATAAACATCATACTTTCCTGCAACTGTAACAACCTTTTTGACCACCTTTAAATCTTTATTGATATATTTATACTCTCTAGGTATTGAAACCTCATTTTGAGCTTGTATGTCGCTTGTAGAACTATCTTCTTTTTTAGATTCTTCTTTTAACTTCTTTTTCTTAGTTGTACTGTTGGTTACTTTCTTCTCTTGCTTAACTTCTAGCCATAATTCATCTTAACCTTGTCGCTAACTCCAAATTCTTTTCTTAGCTTTCTTAATGCTGTAGCCTTTAATACTCTTTGTTCTCTATAAATTCTTATCTTTGCTTTAATAGCTTTATCATTTACGTTCATTTCCTCATATCCTTTCACAACTATTTTTTAACGGACCATAATACACTCCATCCAGTTGTATAATGTAATTATTCTCCTGTTCAAATATGAAGCTCCATACAGAGCCACATAAAAAGCTACTATGTAACTCTGTACAATCTTCCTTTAATCTAATAAAGTTAAAGCCTATCTGCTCCATACTAGAAAGGACAATCTCCCATATCATCTGCTGGAGTAACATCATCAAACCCACCAAATTCACTAAATGCATCAGCATTATTACTTCCTTGATTATTAGCCTGTCCATTACTTCCTACAAACTCAAAGCTCTCTACAGCAACATCTGTTATATATCTCTTAGTTCCATCTTGTGCATCATAACTTCCTGTTTGCATATGTCCTACTATCGCTATTGGTCTACCTTTGGTAAAATACTGTGCTATTGTTTCTGCAGTTTTATTCCAAGCTACACAGTTAATAAAATCAGCTTCATCTTTCTTGAATTGTCTATTTACTGCTATTGTAAATCTAGTAACTGCTGTTCCACTTCCTGCTGCATATCTCAACTCTGGATTCTTGGTTAGTCTTCCTATTAAAACAACTTTATTCATCTAATCCACTCCCTTTATATAATTTCATCCATTCATCTAGTGTCATTGTTACAAGCCACTCTGACCTATCTTTCCTATGAAATACTGCTCCTAATTCGTTCTCTTTTTTATCTGCCTTAGCTTGGCTTATAGCATCATATATGTTAAGTCTTTCTACTCTTTTACATTCAATGTGTATTCCAGGTAATCCAACTACATCTGCATCACCATTAGCACCACAATATTGTTGTCCTCTCCTAGTGTTATATCCGTATTCTTTTAGCTTAGAGGAGAGTTCTCTTTCCCCTCTAGCTCCTTTTTGCTTACTATTTGTCACCTAATCACCTTTTTCTTTCATATTGCAAACTTTATTTGCTTTGGAAGCTCATAGTTAAACCATAAAACTTCTACTCTTTGTTTTCCTTGCTCTGCATTTGTTCTAATCTCTTTCTTATTCCACCCCTGCAACATATCCTCATATAACTCGCTATTATATCCACTTATTATTACAGGGCCCAAATGATTTTTTAATAACTCCAGCAACTCTCTATGTTCTCTATCTTCTGTCATTTCAATGTTGTAATATCTCTGTCTCCTAGTACTTAACAAGTAAGGTGGATCTATATATATCAAACAATCTTTTCTGTTGTATTTTTTTATTAATTGAAATGCATCTCTATTTTCTATTTCTGCATCTTTTAATCTTTTAGCTGCTTCTAATATCTTTTCAGGAACCTTATTCCAATCTCCAGTTACTCTTTGCTTAGTCTTTGCCCCTAATACTGGCCCTGCATGTCTCCAGCTTGAAGAGTAGTACTGCATACCTGCCCTTGCCATATTACATCTAACTAAGAATTGTCTAGCTTTTTCTATGGTTGCTAAATCTTTTTCATTTCTTTTATAACTTTCTTGATATTCTTCTCTACTATATGGAGTTAGTTCTATAGCAGTTGATAATTCTCCAGGATTATCTCTTATTGTCTTAAATAAATTTACTATCTCCCCATCTAAGTCATTGAGTATTTCTGTATTACATGGTGCTTTAGTAAAAAATACTGCTCCTGATCCAAAGAAGGGTTCCAAATAAATATTATGCTTAGGCATTATCTCAACAATTTTATCTGCTATGCTCCACTTAGAGCCTGGCCATTTCAAAACTTTCACTCTACCACCTTCTCACTTGATTATTATTTGAGAATAAGAGTTTATAACTATAACTTTATTTGCTCCTACTCTCCCCTTATTTGATTTTTAATCTAACTCTGAATAGTCAGGACATTCAAATTTACATTCTCCACTTTCATCCTTAGTAAACTTAACAATTTTAATTCCATTTTCTTCGTTTAAGTAGTATGGTATATCATCTGGGTGGTCACCTCTACTCTCCAATTCATCTAACGCTCTATCCAATTCAAAATCTGTATCAGCTTCTACTATAATCTCATGTGAAAATACTGATATCTCATCTATTTGAACTTTAAATTTCATTTATACTTCCTCCTAACTATTCTTAAATTCTACTTTTAACCATGCTAACTGACTTCTAAGTATGTCTAACTCCTTTTCGTTATACCTTAAGCTATATCTACATACTGTATAATTAACATCTGCTATATCTCTTTCTAGCCTTAATCTTGCTACTTCTTCATTCCCTCTAGCCATATCTGGTATTATAGTTACTCTATATCCTTCTAGCTTTAATCTAGCCATTTCTTTGTGCAAAGCTACTCTATACTTCTCTTCTGCAGCTGCTTTCTTTAATCCCAATGATTTATACTGTATATTACCTTTTTGCATTGCCATTAGGCACTCATTCATTTTATTTATTATCTGTTGTGGATTCATCTATCTATACACTCCAGTTCTAAACTTGATAGCTTTTATTACTCCTGCTCTATGTGATTCATAATTATTTAAATCTCTTTCTTTATTCTTCTTACGCTTTTCTAGAGCTTTAATAGTTAATTTCGCTTTCTCTCTTGGTGTCATATTAACCACCTATCTCTGGATTAGTACATTCCCAAGTATAGTCATCAAACTTTATCTCATTATTTTTAATAACTTCACCCTTATGAACTTCAAAATCTATATTGAACTCCATACCCTTTTCATAAGCGTATATTTTAAAATCTAAGTTATATTGCTTAGACAATTCAGTTAATGATTTTGTATCTGTACCCCAAGCAGTACTTAATTCTCCTAAGTTCATAGTTAATATATTTCCAGCTTCTTTTTCTTCCTCGTCTATCCATATATCTATATCATTTTCAAAATAACTTCTATACGCATTTCTAAACCACATACCTTGTTTACCAACGTTAATTGATATTCCACATTCTTCATCTATAATGGGTTCTTCATAAGTTCTATTAAATATACTTCCTCCCAAAATCATCATTTCTTTTGATAAAAATTCTTTTATATCTTTATACCTACCTCTTACTTTTAAATCTCCAGTACACCAGTTTGGCATTTTTCTTCCCCCTCTACAATCAATTTACCGCCCATACACGCCCTTATAACATCTTCCCTAACATATTTACCCTTCTGTAAAACTAAAGGTTTTAAAAGACGATTTAAAGGCTTGTCCGATATATCTAATACTTCTTTAATCTCTTCTCTAGTTAATAGCTCTTTAAAGAATACAATCTCTAATGTGTTTTGAAAGTGTAACTTTAGTAATCTATCTAACTTATGTCCCTTTTTCCCATGTACTCCGTTAGTTCCCCTATGATGCTCCGGACATAATCTAATATGATTTAAATAACAATCTTCTAGTTGCTTGTTTTGTGATTTAAAAACTATATGATGTAATTCTGTATTAAAACTTCCACATACAAAGCAGCACTCTGTATTATCCATACTAATCCTCCCATCCTAATAGCTTTTTCTCTAATGAATCATAATCATATTCCCTTGGCTCAAAATTATTGAATCCACTAGTCTTACTATATTTATTTTGTTGCTTATTCTGTGGTTTCTCTGCCTTAAATCCTCGTGCTTTCCAGTTCTTAAGAATACCTTTTACATACTTAATATTTCTTATTCCCTGTTCACTTGCTTCTTTAAGTGCTTCTATTACCCACATCTCTGTATATTCTTTTTCTAATAATTCAACATCTTCTAAAATAATTGGACTAATAGAACCAAATCCTAATTCTTCAAACAACAGTAATGATTTATTATTATTGTTTTCTTTACTTTCCTTTACTTTACTTTTCTTTACTTTACTTTGTGTACCAATGTCTACATTAACTCCCTCTGAACTAGGGTTTATGTCAACAATAACTAAGTTTTTGTATACATTAATGGTTTCATCATCTAAAAGTAGGTATTCTTTTAATATTTTTACCTTCTGTCTTCTCCCTACTGCTGCTAAATATCTCTTTTGGATACCGTTAGAAGTAAGTATCTTCTTACTTCTAAACAGCTCCTCATTAAAGAAATTCCACTTTATTAAATCATTAATGATTACATTAACCTCATTAATGTCTACATTAACTCTCTTTGAAAAGAGTAATTGTTCCTTTTCTGTCCACTCATAGAAGTATCCGTTCTTATAAATCTTCATTAATAGTTTGATAACTACACCAAAACCTTTAATTCCATGCTGTGCTTCTATAAGTGCAACTTTATCATCCTGATCTATATCACAATCTAAAGGAAAATATTCTAATCCTTCTTTAACTGGTCTTGCCATGATATCCCTCCTTATAAAGGGTTATTTTACTTTTACCTTTCCTTTACTATGAACCTCATATTTATATCCATTATCCTTAAGGAACTTGCTAAGGTTTTGTATTTGCTCAAAAGTACCTTCTACATAAGTATCTACAAAGAACTTAGGTTCATCTTCTTTAACTTCCTTAGGTACTTCTGGAGCCTTTGGCTTTAAATCCATAGGTATTTGTACTTCTTCTTTTTGTTTTTCTTCCTCAATTCTCTTAGTTGCCATTTCCTCTGCTGCTTTTTCAGCTTGTCTTATTTGTGCTGCTCTCTCATTAATTTCTCTTACTATTCTTGGCCCATCCCAACCTAAAGCAAGATACTTCTCAAAGTCTTTATATTCTAATGGAGTTTTTAAAGTTAGATTTACAGTTTCTAAAGCACTCTCTATATTTGCCTTAATCATTTCAGCTTTAACCTTATCCATATTTTGTTGTTGCCTTAATGCTTCTGCTCTTTGCTCTATATCTTCTACTACACTTTTTGCACTAGCACTTAAATTTAAATACTTATCTAGTACTGTAAGTTGATCTGCATATTTCTTTTCTAAATTAAGCTTTTGGCAAATCTCAAATATCTTCACATCTGCAAATTTTCTCTTTTCTTCTTTGCGTTTATCATCAAATACCTTAATTCCTTCTTTGATTGGCTTTTCAATTTCTGTTATTATTCCAACAAGTCCTTTTACATCTGTATCAAATTTCTTTATTGGTGCTTCAACTTGCTTCTTAATAGCTTTTCTCTCTGTATCTATTTGATTTCTAAGACCTGCTAATTCTTTTTGCATAGCTTTGCAATCTTTTTGATTTTCTTCTGTTACTACAATCCCTTTGTACTTTTCTAGGTTTACAATCAAACTTTCCCTAACTTCTTCAAAATTAGTCTTTATTACTGGTAATTGTGTATTTACAATAATCTCTTTCATTTCTCATATCCCCCTTAAAATTCAAAATCTTCTTGTTTATTTTCTAAATCCTTTTGAAGTTGTTCTTGTTGTCTAGCTATTTCTGCTTCACGCTTTTTTCTTTCAATAGCTTCATTCAAGTCTTTCTTTTTCTTATTAAGCATATTGATACAAGTTCCAAGAGCATTATTAGTTATGTCCTCTACCTTTTCTACTCCTGCCCATTCTAAGAATTTCTTTTTATCTGTTTTTGTCTCATCTATTAAACCATTAATAGTTAATACACTTGCTTTATTAATCTTTTGCTTTCCTAATTCGGCTTCTTCATCTACTCCACCATTATCTATTGCATCACTTTCAGCTATTTCAAAAGCCATCATGTAAAGGTATCTTCTAGCGAAGCTTTGTGTTCCCCCTATGTTCTGTATCATGCTGCAGCCTTTTAAACTTGCTACTTCTACTGGAGTATTCCATTGTCTAAATTCTTCTGTATTATCAACATCATAAATAGTTAGCCATGCTTCTGTATTACTGTATTGAAACTCTGTATAAAGTCCTAACTCTCCACATATCTCATTTATTGGTGATAGGAAATCACTTAATTCAAAGTAATAGTAATTACTGTACTTGTTATATCCTGTTTTCTTTATCTCTCTTTTTTGAAGTTCTACTCTAGCTTTTTGTATTTTTTGAAACAAATTAAGTTTCTTAATTTCTTCTGACATTTATCTATCCTCCTGGCTATCAAAATATAATCTATCGTCCTGCTTGTCATATCTAACTTGAGTAATATAGTAGTTTTGGTTATCTGCATCATAAATCTTATATTCAGATTTATTTAACTCTGCTAGTTGTGCATTTATTGTAGCTATTAATACATCTATAGCTTTCATATTGCCCTCCTATAAATCTCTTGTAGTTTGTCTAAATCTTTCTCTAGTGGTATACTGTTCTTGATTGTTTTTGATGTGGTTACTTGGAATAGTTTGGTCGCTTTCCTTGTAACCTTTTATTTTTTCTACTTCTTCATTAATAGTAGGTACCCAATACTTTTCAGCATCTTCTTGCACCTTTCTTTGTACATATGCTGCATGAACTAAATCAATATTACTCACGATTACCTCCTCTTTTTACTCCACTTAATAGCATTACTGTTAAGTAGTAATAGAATTTTAGTTTCTTCACTCATTAAAGCCACACTCCTCTAACTCTGTCATATTCCCATAATGCTTCTGTAAGTTTGTTATAAAATACATACTCTTCTGGGGTTGCTCTTTCTATTAAGAAGTCATTAGGATTTAATCTCTCTTTCTCTAAAAACTTCTTTTGTTCTCTTGTTAATTTCTTAAGCTTCTTCAATTTGCTATCCCTCCTTTATAAGTGATATAGGAAATATATAAGTAACCAGAATAAAGAACAGAATCCAAATCCAACCCAAAATCCTAGATTATCTTTTTTATTCTCAACTGCTTTTATAGCAATTTCTAAAGCATTGTAATCATCAATCCAAACATCATTATCAGGCTCATGCCTAAGGTTATATTCCGCTTCACTTTTTAAGTCTTTTAATTGTCTTACAACATTTTCTTTTATCATGCTTGTACCTCCTTATTTGTTATCAACATTATTACTAACAACTTATCAACAGCTTATCCACATTTTTGTTGATAATTATTCTTCCTCCTTTTCTCTCCAATCTTTACAATTAGTAATTGGTTTCTTATCTAGTTGTTTATTTTTAAAAGAACAATATCTATAAGCTTCTATCTTCTCGTAAGGACAACCATCAATCTCTGGATGTGGTTCTAAATATCCTGGTTCATATTCATAATGATTACAAGTTAAACAAGTCTTATTCTTTGGATTAAACCAGCACATATTCTCATGCTTTTTCATCTGTGCTTTATTAATTAACTTTTTCTTATTACAATGTTCGCATTCATAGATCATTCTTTCCCTCATATAGACCTCCTAATTGTTTAATATTTGAAGACATCTTGTCCCTAGTGTCACTTGCTCCAAAAGCATTTCTCTCAAATTCTCATTTTCTTTTTTAAGTGTTTCAATCTCTCTTTCCATCTTTCTTTTTAGAATAGGAGAAAATCTTTCTAACTCCACACCTTCAAGTTCTGCTATATAGCTAGGATTAAATCTATTTTTTACTGGTACATTTTTGCAAGGAGTTAAAATTCCCTGCCTTATATTTTCCCTTATAGTTTCTTCGTGGCACTTCCAATGTTTTGCTAAATCTTTAATTGTTAATAAATCTTCCATGCTCCATACCTCCTAAGCAACTCCATACCTTATAGCCATTTTTGTAACTATGCTTATATATCCATTTAATAATTTCTTATCTTCTGCTATTACATCTAATAAATTAACCTTGTTAATCTTAGATCTACTTACACCCTCTAGTGCCATATTCTTTTGTTTATTCTTTAATCTACGGTTTATATCTACTCCATAAGTTTCATTAAGTAGCTTGTACGATTCTTCTCTAACATTTCTTATATGTTCAAATCCTCCAAGCTTATTAGCTATCTTATTTATTAAAGTAGCTGTTTCTTTTCTCCAACCATTACTATCTAATGTAATTACATCTCTCATAGATTGTATTTGTTCCTTGACTTCATCAGCCTTATTATTAGCATTCAATGCTATTCTTTTAGCTTCTTTTGCTTCTAATTCATTGTTAACCATAGCTTTAAACATTTGATTAAACATTTGAAGTTCTGGACTTAATTCAGATGTATTTAAAGCTTGTACTTTTTCTTTAGGATTAAAATAGTTTTCCTCTAAATCTTCATATACTTCCCATGCTTCATCTGTATCAAGAATTTTTGCGTGTCTTGCTGCTCCTCTATCTGTCCATAAATATAAAACCGGTGCAAATTTTATAGGTTCAAGACTTTCAGTCGGTAAGCTATTTTTAAATTCCTTTAATGCTTGTCCTGCTAATTTGTAATAATGTTTTCCTTCTAAGAATCTTTTTTCATTTCTTGAATAATTCTTTTGAATATTTCCTTCTTCTGTTCCAAACTCTTCTGCTAATACTTTAGTTGTAATAATCCTTTGATTTTTAAATTCTAATGGTGTTAAATTATTCATTTCTATTCGCCTCCCTAATTTACATTCATCTTTCCCCAATACTCTTGCATTTTATTAAGATGAATCCATTCAAACTTAATTAATGTATTTATTACTGCTAAAGCAATTTCTTTTGCATAGTCATAATTAGATTCAGTTATTTCTGTAAGTCTACTAACACCTACATACTCCTTGACTATATTACCTATTTGGGTTATTAAACTTGATTGTATACATTTTCCTTCCCCATACCTCTCTCTTAATATAGGAACTAAATAACTCTCTCTTATGCTTGTCCAATTCTTTTGTGTTTTCAAAGTTTCTCTTAATTTTATATTTTCTTCTTTTAGTACTACATTTTCAGCTAAAACCAATTCCATCTTCTTCACTAGCTCTTCATTACTCATTTTTCTTTTCCTCCTCTTTTTCAAGTTCCTCTGCCTTCTTAATCAACTCTGATACAGGAATCCCAATCCCTTTTGCGATTTTATCTAATGTTTCTATTGTTGGGTTTGCATTTTTCCCATTTGTTATTTCGCTCAATGTTGTTTGTGCTATTCCAGAAATTTTAGATATCCTATATTTGCTGATTTGTTTTTCTCTAGCTAATATTGTTATTGCTTTCCCTATTGTCATTTCCACACCTCCCTCTAACGTATTACTACGTTAATTTAATAGTATTATATTTACGAAGTATTTTCAATAATGGTACTTCGGTAAATTTTACTATTAAACAAAAATAAGTCTCCATTTCTTTAAATTACTTCGTTTTTCTTGACATATCTCTTTTTCCGTACTATACTACGAAATATAGAAGTAATAACCATAAAGGAGATTATAGTTATGTTTAATAAAGATATCATTATCGAAATACTAAATAAGAAAGGTTGGAGTAGATACAAACTATGCAAAGAAGCTAATATGGCGCAATCAACATTAAGTGACATTCTTTCCGGAAAAAATACAAGTCCTAAGACTGATACATTGCAACGTATTGCTGATACTTTAAATGTTCCTATAAGCTATTTCTTTGATGAGGAAAGAGAAGAATTAAAAAAAGAAACAAATTTAAAGACTATACAAAATGATTTTCCTATAGTTCCAGAACATTTTACTGATCCAGAAGAAGCAAGAGCTTATGTTACTAAACATCAAATCTTTGGATACGGTGGATTTGACCCATACAAGATGAGTGATGAAGATATTCTTAATTTTGCTAATGAAATGATAAACCAAGCAGAATTATTAGGTTATAAATACATGAAAGAAAAAAATAAATAAACCTAACTTTAACGGAGTGAGATTCTATGAGATGGATTAATGAAATAGCAGACGGTATTCTTGATATATACAAAACCAATAGTCCATATGAACTATGTAAATATTTAAATATAAAAATAGAAAAAGTAGAAAGTACATCCTTCTTGTTGCAAGGGAATGATTCTATATACTATAGAAATTACTACGGCACAGAAATTATTTTTATAAGAAACGACTTATATGGTTATGATGAAGAATTTAAACTTAGGCATGAAATAGGTCACGCACTTCTACATGATATACCTAGTTCTAGATATACCAATATCGGAAAGTTAGAGCGCCAAGCTAATTATTTTGCATTAGCTTTAACAGGAATAAAGTTTGATTTAATTGAAATACAAGGAAAGACATTAAAAGAATTTGCCAGTTGTAAAAACGTTCCTTATGAACCTTTAGCTCAACTGGTTAATTTATAAAGTTAAAGAGAACATACATTCGCAAAAGGAGATAATTTTATGGAATATAACATCACTAACCGTAAAAAAGATAATGGATTGCAATTTATAATTTCATACAAAGATAAAAATGGTAAATGGCGTCAAAAATCAAAGCAAGGTTTTGAGAATTCTAGAGAAGGTAAACGTAAGGGAAAAGAATGGGCTATGAATACTTTAAAAGAGCTTGAAGGTACTTTTACCTTAAACTCTAATTTAAGTGATATTACCTTTAAAGAGTTCACCCTTTTATTTCTGGAAGATAAATCTGATTCTATACAGCATAATACCATTGATACTTACAAAAAAGCTTTTACTCGTTTTAGCGATTTAAATAACATTAAGGTAAAAAACATAAAAAATATTGATGTTCAAAAAATTATTAATAAAATGCTTAAATCTGGTTGTAAAGTTTCAACAAGTAAATTGTATTTATACAAAATAAAAACTTGTTTATACTCTGCTGTTAATGACTATAATATAATTTTAACTAATCCTATAAAAAAAATAACCTTCCCAAAAGAAGATTCAAAAACAGAAAAGGAAGCTCTAACACTTAATGAAAGTAAAATCTTATTAAATAAACTGATTAACAAAAACATAAAATACTATATCTTCACTCTTTTAGGATTAAAGTGTGGTTTACGTGCTTCTGAAATTGTAGGTCTAACATGGGATTGTATAGATTTAAAAAATAAAACTTTAAGAATTGAAAAACAATGGAAATACGATAAAGATAAGAAAGCTTATAGTTTTGGTTCTCTAAAATCAAATAATTCTTATAGAACTATTCCTATATCAAAATTTGTTGTATCTGAACTAAATAAATATAAATCGACTAATCCTATCCCATTAGATAATAGAGTATTAAATTATGCAACTACTGATTCGATAACTAGTCATTTGAGAAAAGAATTTCACGCACTTGGATTTAATATATCTCCACATAATCTACGACATACCTATGCTACATCTTTAATTGCAAAAGGTCTAGATTTTAGAACTGTTGCTAATCTTATGGGACACACTATGCAAGAAACAATTAAGACTTATTCTCACGTTACAGATGAAATGATTGAAAGAGCAAAAGATTTAATTGAGATCATATAATTTTTGACGATTTTTTGACGAATCTGATATAATATAAGTATTTACAAGGAGTGATGGACATATGCCAAGTTTAATTTTGGAATAAATTATTTTGCTTTAAATTTAAATGTATTACAGTAAAACATGATAAATACTGGTTTTAGG